AAGCTTATTCAGTACGCCACGGAACAGGGTTTTGTGGTCACCGGCGGTGAGTTAGCTCGTACACCTGAGCAGCAGGCTATTTACTTTAAGACCGGTCGCTCCAAGACCATGAACAGCATCCATTTGAAGCGGTGTGCAATTGATTTGAATTTCTTCAAAGACGGCAAAATTATCTGGGATAAAACAATCCTTGCGCCGCTAGGTGTTTACTGGGAGTCCCTGCATCCAAAGAACCGTTGGGGCGGCAATTTCAAGAGCTTACTTGATTGCCCCCATTTTGAGCGTAACGTCTAAAAATACAGTCTTTTCCCCAAGGCTGAAGTGACCTTGTGAGATTGTCAACCTGATGGGAAAATAGGCGCATTAACGGGGAAAAAATGGCTACAAACATACCATCGTGGGTGATGACTTATGACAGTCTGACCAGCATTGTCCTTCAGTATCTTGAAAGATCTGATCAGGCTACGATTAACGCCATCCCTACATTCGTCACCTTAGCTGAATTTGAGATTGCCCAAGAGATCAAAACTTTGGGTCAATTGCAAGTTGTTGAGTCCACCATGAATTCTGGTAATCCAGACCTGCCTAAACCGGCTAGATGGCGCAAGACTGTCTCTATCAACTACACGGACGCCAGCGGCAACAAGAACCCTCTTCTGCTTCGTAAGTACGAGTACCTGATCAATTACTCGCAGAACAATACCGTTACTGGGGCGCCTCTGTATTACGCTGATACTAGCTGGGATTGGTGGTATATAGCGCCGACACCTAGTCAGGCATACACGTTTGAGGTGCTCTACTACGAGCGTATTCAGCCATTAAGCTCAAACAATCAGACGAACTGGCTGACACAGAATGCGCCAAACGCAATGCTTTACGGCACGCTGTTGCAAGCCATGCCTTTCCTCAAAAATGATCAGCGGCAAATCTTTCAGCAAAAATACATGGAAGCTATCAAGTCTTTGAAAGATGAAGATACATCAAGGATTCCTGATCGGCAGGCTGTTGTTACGGATAACGGATAATCAACATGACTACATACACAAATCCCTATACAGGCCAAACAATTAGCCCATCGCAGGTTGCGTATGAAAGCCTGACGATAAGCACTAGCACGACGTTAAGCTGGCCTATCAATGGCACAGAATCAGCAAACATAGCTGCAAACATTATTGAAGTAACGGCTACTGCGGCAAGCTTAAATTTGATCTTGCCTCCAGCAACCCAAGTGTCTGTAGGTCAAGCAATCATCGTTCGTAATGTTGGTAGTGGTGGTCAGTTCGCATTCAACGTAACCAGCAATACTGGTACTGTAATTGTCAACATTCCGCTGTCGTCTTCTGGCGCGAACTCCAACACTTATTACATCTACCTAACCAACAACAACACTGTTAGCGGTACATGGGCAAGTATTGCCATGGGTATCGGTACGTCGTCAGCAACGGCTGGAACTCTTGCAGGCAATGGCCTAATAGCAATTAGCAATACACTTAATGAGAATACGCCTGTTCGTATTATTACGACCACATACACGTTTCTGACTACTGATCGAGCTAATCTTTTTTCATGGAATGGCGGTGTAGGTACTGTCACACTGCCTGATCCAGCTAGTGTAGGTGACGGCTGGTTTATTGCTGTTAAAAATAACGGTACAGGTATTTTGACGGTAACTGGCGTGGGTGCAGGAGGAGCATATACGGCACTTATTGACCCATCAAACCCCGGCAGTGGAAGCCCCGGCGGTTCGTCAACAGTACAAATTCAGATTGCCAACTCAAGCATATTTACCACCGACGGTACGTACTGGTACACCTATGCGCTGGCTCAGACAAACGTCTTTAACTACACGCAGTTAATCGTCAACGTAAACTCGCCGGCACTGACTTCCCCATATCAAATGTCAGCGGCATTTGCGAAGAACGTGATTCAAGAGTTTACCGGCGTGTTATCGGCAAACTTGTTGGTTCTGCTTCCACAGACAGTTCAGATTTACTCTATCAGAAACCTGACTACGGGCGCCTACACACTGACATTTGGCATCACTAACACGGCTGGATCGGCTGCTATTGGCACCACGATTGCGATCCCTGCCAATCAAGCGTTGATCATCATTAGTGATGGCACAGATCTATATAACGCAAGCTCGGGTACGTTAAGCTCAATTACTTCTTTGCAATTAGCTAACGGATCAGCGGCGGCGCCTTCATTAACCTTTGCTGACAACACCACAGGATATTACTCGTCAGGTTCTGGAAGCCTTAACTTCTCTATCTCAGGGCAGGCAGTAGGATCACTTAGTTCGGTAGGTTTACTTTTGACGGTAGGTATTAAAGGTGGGACGTTTTAATGGCTACCCAAAAAGTTGCTGTTCTACAAGTAGCTCCGGGGCTTCAAAGAGACGGAACTGTCTTTGCGGCCTCGTCTTACGTGGACGGCGAATGGGTTAGGTTTCAGTACGGTAAGCCTAGAAAAATTGGCGGCTACAACGGTGCGTTCTTAAATGCGCCGGGTATTAGTCGCGGTGTAATCCTAAACTCGCAGAACGGGCAGACTTGGGTTATCTCAGGGTTCAGCGATACTATTCAGCAGTGGACGATCAACAATAACCAAGCTATCGGAACTGGCCCGTCACAAGTTTATATCCTAGGCTCACTGGCAACGGTAAGCATTACGACTGCAGGATTAGGCTACACAAATGGCACCTATACATCCGTTCCTATTGCCACAGGTAGTGGGTATGGAAGCGGTGGGTTGCTGACTGTGGTTGTCGCCGGCAATACCGTAACAAGCTTAACAATCACTGCTGCCGGCACAAACTATTCAGCGGGTGATCTGTTTGCAGTCCCTGCGGCATCTATCGGTGGCCTGCCGGCTACACAGTCAGTTACTTTAGATACGGCGTACACGGTGACTGTAGTAGGCACCACGACGCTTCCTCAGTGGCAGGCATACTTTAGTTCTGTCACCGTTCTGCCTACGGTTGGTGATGTAATCGTAGCGTCAGCCACGGGCACGTTAGCCGGCACAGGTACTGTTACGCCTACCTACGGAACATTCAGGGGCACCATCACCGCCAATAGCGCCTACAGCGGCAACGCAAATACGTTGTGGCAGATGGATATTGGTTACGATCCAAGTGGAACTGGCAATAATAATCTTATAGCCCACCCCGGCCTTAACCTTACATCAATTGACTCGCAAATAAATACAAGGCCTTTAGTTGGGGCATTTACAGGCTATGAGATGAAGGCTGTAGGTGTGTTCACCCAAACAGGTACGCTTACAAATGGATCTACATTAGTTACCTTTGCGACGACTAACATTGCAATCGGCGCTGGTGTATCAGTATCAGGCACAGGCATCCCAGCCAACACGACTGTTGTGTCATCTGTCTTGCAGCAATACGGAACGATAGGCACGGTAACAATCAACACCGTAGGGTCTGCCTACACCAACGGTACGTTTACTAACGTGCCGATTGTTGGTGCCAGTGGCGTGGGTACTGGCGGCTTGGCGACCGTGGTGGTTGCAAGCGGTGCTGTTAGTTCAGTTACGCTTACCGCCCTTGGTGCTAATTATCTTTTCCAAGATACGTTTACCCTGCCAAGCCTTGCCGGTGGATCTGGCTTTACGGGAACAATCTCATCCTTGGCGGTCATAACGTCTAATCTTTGGACTGCTAGGTTAAGTAACGCAGCGACAGCTACTGGCTCTAGCACACTGACGTTTGACAATAACATCAGCGTGTCTGGCGGTGCGGTCATGCTGTACCCATACTTATTTGTGTACGGCGACTATGGCTTGATCAAGAACTGTGCTGCAGGCGACTTTAATAATTGGGTATCTGCAGACTCCAACGAAAATAACGTGGCGGCAAATAAGGTCGTCAAGGGTATGCCACTGCGTGGTGGTACCACAAGCCCATCAGGTTTGTTTTGGAGCCTTGACAGCGTTATACGTGTCACCTATGCACCACAAAACGTAGGAAATGCAACTCTTTACTGGCGGTATGACCTAATTAGCTCTCAGTCTTCTATCTTGTCTAGCTCATGCGTCATTGAATATGACGGTATTTTCTATTGGATCGGTGTTGACCGCTTCTTAATGTATAACGGCGTGGTACAAGAAGTCCCGAATACACAAAATATGAACTGGTTTTTTGATGGGATTAACTTAGCTCAACGCCAAAAAGTATGGGCTAGTAAGGTGCCACGTTGGGGTGAGATCTGGTGGTTTTACCCACGGGGGACATCGACTGAGTGTAACGACGCAATCATCTATAACATTAGGGAAAAGTGCTGGTACGACGCAGGCGAGGCATTAGGCGCTAGACGATCTGCCGGTTACTTTTCCGACGTATTCACAAAGCCGATTTGGGCAGATAATGTCGAAAATACGACAGGTGAAAATACCTTGTGGATCCATGAGTCGGGCGTTAATCAGACATCATTGACTAACGTAAATGCAATTAGCTCGTCGTTTGAGACAAATGTTTTAGGTACGAATGCTGGTTTAGTAGGCGCTACTCAAGG